ATTTAAATCTTCCCTGTGTTTATAAAATTCAGCTTGGCGCAAGAATTGAGTAACCGAAAATGGAGTTTAAAATGTCTGACCTCCAGATTGAACAATGGCCAGTGGAAAAACTCCGGCCATATGAGCATAACCCGCGCAAAAACGACCATGTTGTGAATAAAATGGCGGATGCCCTGCGCCAGTTTGGTTTCCGCGTTCCCTTGCTGGCCAAGTCTGACGGGGAATTGATTGACGGGCATTTACGCTACAAGGCCGCGCTCGCAATGGGCATGGCCTCTGTGCCTGTGATCTGCGCAGATGACATGGACGATGCCAAAATCAGGGCGTTCCGCATTCTGATTAACCGCTCCGCAACCTGGGCCGATTGGGATGAGGAATTGCTTTTACAGGAACTCCGGGCCTTGAAGCTGGCTGATTTTGACCTCTCCGCAACCGGATTTGATGACCGTGAGCTTGATCAGATGCTCATGGATATGTCCGCTGGCGATAAAGACCCGGACGATGTTCCGGAAACTCCGGCTGTTCCACTCTCAAAGGACGGTGAAATCTGGCTGCTTGGCCGACACAGGCTAATGTGCGGCTATTCCACAAGCCAGGCTGACGCAAGACGGCTCCTGAACGGTCAGGAGCTTGATCTGGTCTGGACTGACCCGCCTTACAATGTGGATTACAAGGGCAAGGCTGGCAAAATCAAAAATGACAAGCTGACTGCCGCTGAATTTGAGGATTTTCTCATTTCCGCGTTCAAGATCATGCATGATTCGCTGCGCCCTGGCGGCGCAATCTATGTGGCGCACTCCGAGGCTGGCGATGGCATGGTGTTTCGCCGCGCATTCATGGCCGCGCAATTCAAGCTTGCGGCCTGCCTGATCTGGCGCAAGCAGACCGCTGTGCTTGGCAGGGGCGATTACCACTTTCAGCATGAACCAATCCTGTACGGCTGGAAGCGCGGCTCCGCCCATCGCTGGTACGGCAACCGCAAGCAGCGTTCCATTCTTGAAGCCGATCTCCCCGGTCTGCGCGAAATGGAGGATGGCAGCTGGCAATTCTGCATTGATTGCCGCGTATTCCGTATCCAGGGCGAGGCTTTGGCCATTGAGGAATTGCCGACCTCAATAATTGACGTTCCGCGTCCGTCCAAGTCCGAACTGCATCCAACCATGAAGCCAGTGGCCCTGATTGAAAAAATGCTGGCCAATTCCTCTCCGCGTGGCGGCATTGTGGGCGATTTCTTTGGCGGTTCCGGCTCCACACTAATGGCCTGCGAGCGCATGGGCCGAAGCGCAAGGCTCATGGAGCTTGATCCGAAGTTTGTGGACGTCATTATTCGCCGCTGGCAGGAATATTCCAACATGGATGCCGTGCGCGAATCGGACGGCAAAACCTACAGGGAACTGGAAGTGGAAAATGTAGAGGCGCAATAAAAATACGGGGTGGAATTAGCACTTCCACCCCGGCGTGTGAATACGGCTATGCCATATCCAATGCACAATGGTCAGCATAGCCGTCAGGCAACGAGTTAGTCAACCCGGAACGGCTGGCCGGAAAAAGGATTGAATATGGCAGAACCAACCCAACTGGATGCCCTGCTTGAACAAAGCGAGCGCACGGACATTCCTCTGCTCTTGAAAGCCAAAGAGGATGCCAAGAAAAAGGTCAAGGATGGTCCCTCCGCTGCCAATCTTGCCGCTTTAAGCCGCTCCAAGAAAATGCTGGATGAGGCTATGAGCAACCAGACTGGCAACAAAACTTTCCCAAAAGTGGCGGATGTATTGGAATATCTGCAAAACGCCGGGCGCAAGATAAGCCAGGCGCAGCTCTATAAAGACCTGAAACGCGGCTATCTGCGGCGGCAGCCCGACAAGAGTTTCAAGCAGCGCGACGTGGATGCCTACGCTTCCACCCTGGCCATCATTTCCATGCCGGAGGCAAAAACCGAAGGCGTTATTGATCTGGCGGAAAAGAAATTGGAAGAAGAATTCCTGAAAACGCGTGAGCAACGCATTTCCATCGCATTTGACCGCCAGATCAAGGCCGGAAAATACATCAAGCGCGAGGAAGTGGCTCTGGAGCTTGCAAGCCGGGCCGCAGCCCTGGCTCTTGGCCTGCGCAGCGTCTTTCGCCTCAATGTGGCGGACTATATCCGCATGGTGGGCGGAGACGTGGGCAAGTCGGAACAGTTGGCCCAGGAATTTGAAAACAATCTCGACATGGCTCTGAACGAATATTCGAAGCCTATGGAGTTCAGTTCGGAATTCATAGCCGAAGATTCCGGCGAAAAACCTGTGGAAGATATAAATCCGGATGGCGATCACGAACAATAATTTTTTCAAGCTTGATCTGGCAAAGCTCCCTGGCTGCATTCACCCGGATACGGCCAGGGCTTTGCAGCGTCTGGGCCGCGAGCGTGGCAGTATGGTTTGGACGTGGAATTTCGGCATTGGCGAACGGGCCGTGTTGCGGCACCGCAAGCCAATCCCGGCAAGCCAGTGGGCCGAGAGGCACAGGGTGCTGCTTGTTTCCTCCCACCCTGGCCCTTGGCGCAATCAGGTTGCGTCCTATACCACTGGCATCATGAACGCTGGTTTTTATCAGTCTGTCCGCACAGTCAGCATTGTGAAATGTCCGCAGTCAGGCGGAACCGAAGCCATTCATAACTGCATAGGGTATTGCATCGACCGCGCTCCGGGGCCAATTCTTTATGTTTATCCAACCGAAGGCATGGCCAGGGAAAACGCGCAGGACAGAATTATTCCCATGCTTCATTCCTCTCCCCGCCTGCGCGAATATCTCACCGGCATGAGCGACGATTTAAGCTCCCTGCGCATAAAAATGTCGCATCTCACCATCCATATGGCGTGGTCAGGCTCTCCTGCGCGTCTGGGCAACAAGCCCATTCGCTATCTGGTCATGGACGAGCTTGATAAATATGAAAACAATAAAAAAGAGGCTGCCTCCGAAGCCCTGGCCGAAAAACGCGTCATAACATGGGGCAAACGGGCCATTATCTGGAAATTATCCACGCCGACTGTGGTTGATGGGCCAATTGACCGCGCATTCAAGCTCTCCGAAGCCAAATTCCGTTATTTTGTTATCTGTCCGCACTGCGGAAGCGAAGTGTTGATGGATTTTGAGCATATTTGCTGGCCGGATGATTGCCGCGATCCGGTGAAACTGGAATCCCTTTCTCTTGGTTATTATGATTGCCAGCATTGCCATGCCCACTGGACGGACGCCGACCGCAATCTTGCCGTTCGCCGTGGTTGCTGGCGCGAGGAAAATTCCGGCCTTGAATTGGCGAACCATATTGAGCGGCACAAGCCCATGACTGTGGGCTTCCATGTTCCGGCATGGATAAGCCCGTTTATTTCCCTCTCCGAAATCGCTGCCAAAGCTCTTTCCTACTCACTTACGCCAACGCTGGAATTGCTCAAGGATTTGCAGAACAATTACAAGGCGGAACCCTGGGAGGCGCAGTTCGACCGGCGAACCGAGGACGTGATCCTTGCCTTGTGCGATGACCGGCCACGCGGGGCCGTGCCAGGGCCGCTTGTACTGGATAGCGGGGAAAAGGAAGATCGAGTTTGCGCCGTGCTGGCTGCCGTTGACACCCAGCTGCGCTATTTCCGTTATGTCATTCGCGCTTTTGGTTATGGGGAAATTGCGGATAGCTGGCTCATTCAGGAAGGGGTGGCTCCCAATCTTGAAGCCCTGGACACGCTTTTCTGGAGTTCCGAATATTTCGACAATCTGGGCAGGCCATACAAAGTGTCTCATGTCATCATTGACGCCATGGGCGAGCCGCAGCGGACTGCGCAGGTATATAGCTGGGCTGCCATGAACAGGGGCCGCGTTTTTCCCTCGCAGGGCGTTCATTCCCCGTCCAGTCCTGTAAGTTTTTCCCCTGTGGAATATTATCCGGGGCCGACAGGCGCTAAAATAAAAATTCCAGGCGGTGTGCTGCTTCACAAAATTGACACAACTTTGTTCAAGGGCACCTTGGCCAATCGCCTCTCCATAGCTCCGGGCGATCCGGGCTCATTCTGGCTGCATTCCAATCCGGACACGCTGGCAGCCTATGCGAGAGAGATGACAGCCGAGGTCTGGAATCCGGAGAAGAATTTTTGGGATAACCCGCATGGCCGGCCTAACCACGCCTGGGACTGCGAGTATCTGCTTCAGGCTCTGGCGTGGATGCTCAATATTTCCAAACGCAAGCGGCCAGATAAGTCGGCAAAGGGGCCAGCCAGACAGGCTCCGCCGCCTATGCCCAGCCCTGTTGTGAATCGTTCCATTGGCGACAAACTAGGCTCTTTGCGCAGGAGGTAACA